TGATGATGCCGTCGAGATGGCCTTTGAACTTGTCGCCGGCGTCGGAGATTCCGAACTGCTTTCCTTCGGGTGTGTGGGTAACCAAGTCGAATCCTGCTAGCTTCAGATACTCGGCGACACGCTCCTCGCCGTCATGCCCCATGTCGAAGATGCGCAGGGTGTTGGCTTTGAATTCAGCACCTTCATCCTTTGGCGTCATGTGGTATTCATACGCCAGGCGTCGCTCGCATTCATCGCCGATGCGGGATGCTCCTAGGTACTGGCGGGCGACCTGTTCGCCTCGCTTCTTCTTGATGCCAGCGTCGATCAGGGCTTTCACGCCTTCGGCAATCTCGCAGGGTTGGGTTTCTGGTTTGAACATATTAGATGGAAAGAATCTTGGCTTTGATGAAACGCTCGCGCCACTTCCAGGTAAGCGCACAGGTAGCCCTGTACTTGGTCATACCCACGGACGAGAACACATCAAGCCCAAGCTGGACAAGTTGCTTGTCGGATGGAGGTTCGGTCAGCCATCGCTTGCTCTTCCTGGCGGCGTCCTTGTCGCCATGCTCGCGGAGGTAGTCGTCGGCGGAGGCGACAGCCTGGAGTCGGTCGTCGGTGACGGAGATGAGCGTCGCACCAGTCTGTCCGTCCCGGCCGCCGATGGCGTACTGCTTTCCGTCGTGCTGCACGACGCAGGCCCAGGCGGTCATAGCCGAAGCGATCGTAACGACGCCGTCCCAGAAAGACTCCCACCGGAAGGGTGACATCTCAAGGATCTCCACCTCGGTGAGGGTGAAGTTCTCAAGCGCACCGCGTTCCTCGGCTTCCTTCTTGCGACGCTCTACGCCGTCGAAGACATGCTCGCAAGCCGGACAGGTGGCGACGCCGAGGGGGACTTCCATCTTGCAGGAAGGGCAGACCTTGGTCTTCGCCTGGCCCTTGGTAGGTTCAAGGACGACGTCGCTGTCCAGTCCGCCGTGGGTGAGGATGGAGTATCCGAAGTCCAGGACGATGCAGTCAGACTTGATGACGCCGGGATGCTTCTCCGGGTCTACCTTGCGCAGGCCGCGACCGATCATCTGGATCATCGTGGACTTGAACGAGCAGGGGCGGAGGAGCAGGACGCAGCTTACGGTCTGGCAGTCATAACCCTCGGTGAGGACGGCGACGTTGACCAGTACTTGGGTGCGGTCTTTCTCAAAGTCGATGAGGGCGCGGCGGCGGTCGCCGTCGGACAGGTTGCCGTGGACGATGTCGGCCTTGATGCCGGCGTCGCAGAACGCCTGGGTGACGTGTTCGGCGTGTTCGACTGTGGAGCAGAATGCGATGGTCTTCCTGCTTTCGGCCTTCTCGCGCCACTCTCCGATGACCCGCTCGGTGACTGCGGACTTATCCATGATCTTCTCCACCTCGGCCATGTCGAAGTCGGCGACAGTCCGGCGGACGCCTGCCAGTTCGGAGCGTAGGCCGCAGTCGATGACGAAGACGCGGGGGCGGACCAGGTTGCCAGCCTCAATCAGCTCCTTGATGGAGATGACATCGGCGACGTTTGAGAAGACTGCGGCAAGGGCTTTCTTGTCGGCGCGTTGAGGGGTAGCCGTCACGCCCAGTATACGGACGGATGGATTCAACTCCCTCGCCTTCTCGACGATACGGATATAGGATTCGGCTGCGACGTGGTGGGCTTCGTCGATGACGAGCAGATCCACAGGCGGCATGGTGGCGAGGTTGTCTTCCCTGGCTAGGGTCTGAACCATCGCAAAGGTGACGCCATCCGACCAGCGTTTGCGGTCGGCGGCGTAGATGTCGGTCGGCGTGTCGGCGTCGATGCGCCGGTAGGTCGCCCGGTTCTGGGCTACCAGTTCGTCGCGGTGTTGGAGGACGATGGTCTTGCCCTTCCCGGCGGCCTTGATGGCGGCGGAAAGCATGACGGTCTTGCCCGCCCCAGTAGGGGCGACGCCGAGCGTATTGCCCTTGTCGTTGAGGGCGTAGTTGATCTTGTGGACGAAGTCCACCTGCCTAGGTCGGAGCTTCATCGAATCAAAAGAACCGTCCGAGAGAAACCATCGTTGAGAGGGCCGAGCGGTGAAAGGGAAGACTCCCCTGTGCCTTTCGGTAGGGAGGGGAGCCGTTGTAGTTTCCCGCTAGAGCGGAAAAAGGGGGGCGGCGGGAGAGGCAAACCCAACATCTGCGTCACCGCTGCGAGCGTGGACGGAAGTGTCTGGACCGACGGCCAGGTTGTCATCCCGCTCTCACCCTGTGTTTTAAAGAGCAAAAGGACAAGCGTCCCTTGAGAAGATGCTGACATGTTATTCAGATTTGTCAGCAACTTTCTCAAGGGACGCCTGGATGGTATCCGATTAGAACGGATTGGAGGAAGACGGAGTCTTCACCCAACCCGGAGCGGCGGTCGGAGTCGGAGCGGAGAAGGCCGCCGCGCGAGCCTGCTCGACGACGCCAGACTGGCCGGCGACTAGCTTCTGGAAGTCGCGGTAGCCACCGGAGGCGGCGTTGGGCGACAGCCACTCACCGACCTTGTTCTTGTCGGCGTAGGCCGGGTCGGTGTTCTTCTCGACCTTGACCTTGATGGCGACGCGCTGGCCGTCCATGAAGTTCATGATCGCGAGGGTGTCCCTGCCGTTGAACGCCTCGTAGGACTTCGGGTCGGAGGGCTTGAAGTGACCGCTAGACTCGAAGATGCGGGTGATGGACGTGATGCCCATCTTGCGCCACTTCTCGCCGTTGCGGTCATCCTGGACGTCGGGGATCATGTCGAAGACCTTGCGGCCTTCGTGTTCGCCGCCGATGACCGTGAGCGTCACCGGGTAGTAGGTGCCGCCGCTGGACTTCGACTGCTTCGCGCCGCCGATGGTGATCAACGCCCACGCCAGGGTGCCGTTGGGGATGAGTTCCGGGGCCGAGCCGGCGCCGGAGGTGGGGGAGAACATGCTCATATTATGTATTACTTGGTGTTGGTATTGGGGGTGGAAGCGGGAATGGTGCGGACGAGGTTGGTATCGACGCGCTTGCCGAGGCGGATCTTCTTGATGAGCGCACCGAGGTCCGGAGCTTCAAGCAGGTCGAGGCGACCGGAGCGGTCTTTGGCGGGGTAGCCCCACGGATTCTGCTGCTGGCAACAGAAGGCGCGGTACATCGAGCCGTCCTCGTTCTTGAAGTTCTGGAGGGTGATCACCTGGTCGAAGATGCCAGGAAGTTCGCGGCCAGTCTTGGAACCCTCAATCTGGGGATTCCACGACACGCGCTTGAGGTCGTCGATTTCCTGGTCGAGGATACCCGACAGGATGATGGACTTGTTGGAGTGCTGGAGGTGGGTCAGCCAGCGAATCATCTCTTGGCCGAGCAGTCCGTAGGCACCGCGGGTGTCCGGCTTGCCTTCGCGGTTGAACGTCTCCGGCTGGACCTTCGCCCACTTGAAGCACTCGCGACCAGCGACCGTAATGGAGTCGATGAAGATCGTGTCGTACTTGTTGAGGTCGATGTTGGAGAAGGCAGCCGAGACAGCCTCATGGACTGGCTTGGAGTACGGACCGGTGGCGTCGCTAGGGTCGTGGCCGCCGACGTACAGAGCCAGGGCGCGGGCGATTTCCCACGGATACTTGCCGAAGGACTGGGCGACATCGCGGACGTCGATGACGTCTGCCGGCCAGTCCTGGATGGCGAGGGTGCCGGCTTCCAGGTCCACGAAGAGGGTGGTCTTCGGGTCGAGGGTGCGAGCCTGCGTGGTCTTGCCCACGCCGGCGGGGCCGAACAGGGCGATGTTGATCTTGGGTACGGCCTTGAGGCGGTCGTCAGCCTTGATGATTTTGATCATGTGGTTGGGTTGGGAGATTAGGAAACGAAGGTGAACTTGGGTTCGCTGTACTTGACGGTGCGGGCGTCGAGCAGCTTGTCGCGGAGGGTGTTGTCGGTGACGGACTGGAAGGACTTCTCCGGAACGGAGAACTCAATCTTGAACATGCGCTGAACCTGGTCGTAGGGCAGGGAGCGGGCGACCAGTTCAAGCTTGGGGCTGTCCCACTTGACGGTGGCGCGAACCTCGGACGTGAGCTTGACGCCCTCGGACTCAAAGGTGTGCTGGCCGTGGGTCTTGCCTTCGTCCTCCAGAGCGGACTTGATCACGTCGGCGAACCGGGTGGTCAGTTCCGACTGGATGTCGGCGAGTCGAGCCTTGGCGGCATCGACGATGTTGTTCTGGATGGAGGCGGCGTCGCGGAGTTCCGCGACGTCCATCTCCGAGAGAGCCTTAACGGCTGCTGCGGACTTTTTGTTTTTCATCGGTGTTGGGGGAAAGCTTCTTCTCGGCGTTGGGGGCGGAGTTTAGCAAGAAAGAGTTAAGGTCAATGACACGGCCGTCGCGCTTGGCAAGGTCCATCAACTGGACGATGCGATGCGCCGGGAGGCTGTCGCGTTCAGACCACTTCTCGATGGTCTTGATCGAGAGGGCGTAGCCGGCGGCGTTGAGTTTACGCCAGAGATTGATGCGACCGCCGAAGTAGGCGACTAGCTTTTTAATGTCGAGTTTGATGTCCACGGTGTTGGGTCCGATGAGAGGGTTGTGCCTACTGGGTGTAGGGTCGTCAATCACCACTTTGTTTTTACTATGCTTTTTTTACAGGCTTGACATCTCCTACGAAATGTAGGATGCTGTCTTCCTTCCCACCCAACATGAAGATCCAATACATCAAGCCCAGCCTCATCAAACAGTTCGCCAAGTCGCACGGCAAGCGAGTGTCGAAGGAATTCCTTTTCGCTCTCGATGCGTACGTCGAGCGTAAGGTCGCCGACGCCTGCGCCACGCACAACGCCGGCAAGAAGACCCTCGACGGCGGCGTCGCCCACTACCTGTTCGTGGGCGGCTTCAAGAAAGCGAAGTAATCAACGCCGGCCCTTCATCATCCTCGCCAGTAGCGCGAGGGTGATGAGGGCAAGGCAAACGCTGAACACAGCGGTCGCACGCTCGGTGTCTTCAAACGCCGAGCGTGCTGTGTTTAGTTGGTTCTCGACGCGCGCGCTGTCGCTCTTGATTGAATCCTCGGTGACGATGATAGCCATCGCTCCTGGATCCGTAAGTGCAAGTCGGATATCCTCCATGATCATCCACAGCCGGACGCATACGGCGTCGGCGATGAAGAGCGTACCAAGCAACGCCACCTCAAGGGTGGGCATGGTCTTACTTTTTCCTTTTACCACGGCCGCCTCCCTTCTTTACCTTGGCAACCTCCGCCTCCCCTTTCGCCTTAACCCAGGCGATGGCATAATCAACGATGTGAGTGGCGGCCGCGCCGGCTACGCCGATGCAGGCCGTCTTCAGACCCTGCGACATAGCCACTTCCTGTAGACCCTGGCCGACCAGCCAGGCGACGATGCCAGCGGCAAGGACGTGACGCGCAGCCTTACCGACGGTCATCTCCGCGTCATTTGAAAGTAGGATCTTTGCCACCATTCCGGCCATACCGATAAGGGCTGCCGTGAAGCCACCTTGCTTGAGGTGCGTGATTAGGTCAGCACCAGACTGGGCTTCATCCGGGGGCTTCATCGGCGTCTGTATCCCATCTTCCAGAGGGCTTCGGCTACGATGGTCGCCGTTGTAGCCACATTCTTTTCAGCCATGTATGGACAGGCGACGTGAAGAAATTCGTGTACTGCGCTGTCGAGCATCTCCGACTCCGGCTGTCGCGGATCCAGAGTCACCTCGCCAGTAGCCTTGTCGGCCTGGCCGAAGTCGGTGTTGTTGGAGTTGGTGGGCGGATGTTCGCCTAGCTCCTCAAACTCAACCTTGATCTTTGGGCGAGGTTTCATTGGCTTTGTCACGGACGTAATCCCACAGCAGGTATAGCATCAGTCCACACCCTACGGCCAGGGATCCTCCGGCGATATAGTTAAAATACGGACTATCCACCACGAAGGGGAATGCTCCGATTGCACCCCCGCACAGAAGCAATGGGATGCCGGTGCGTGGACCTACCAGGGCAGTCACCACCCCGCCGATCACAGCCAGCGCGACGCCGGCCATAGTCCAGATGTCCTTCTTACCTTGCTCAATCTTCTCGGTCAGCTCCGCGATCTTCTTGTCCTTTAGGTCAGAGACACGCTTGGCTTCAGCCTGGTCTTTCTCAAGCCGCTCCCACGCCTTGTTGACCGCAGTCGCCAACTGGCGACCGAAAGCCATCTGCTTGGCGTAGTCGATTTCACTACCCTTCGCCGCGCGCGCCTCCGCAAATGCGACGTCCGCCGGCGGTGGAGGTGGTAGGTATGACTGGGCTAGGCGAGACTCCGCTACCACTACCTTCGGTTTGTCCGCATTCCGTTCAATTGCGACCAGGGCAGCACCGACGCGATGGTCGGTCTTGTCCAAGTCCTTGCCTAGGGTCGTGACGGCGTCCGGCTTGGTCGGCGCGGGGGGCTGAACTGGCAGCTCCGGCTTGGACGAGCATCCTGCCAGCGCGAGTAGTACGACTGGCAGGACGTACCGCACTTACTCCTTGTCGGACTTGAAGACTTCGGCGACTTCCTTGATCTTGGCGACCTTGGAGGATTTGGCATTCTTGACGCCGGCGGCGAAACCGCAGGCGAAACCAATAACGAGCGTGATAGAGGCGAGGATCATACCCCTACCATCTTGTCTAGGACTGGGCTTTGGTCAACCGTTTCAGCCACCTGTAGACTTTGCCCAGTTGCTCGGCGTTGGCCGACGACTTGATGCGGTTAGCCAGGTAACAAACCACCACCACGTTGCCCTTTATGTAACCTTTGGAATTGTCGATTCGGTCGATGGTAGGGGAGGTGTCGATTGGGGTGCCGTTTACCCCCCTCTTGTACGTCAGACCAAGGACTGGGCATACTTTGCCAATCGGGATGTCGGAAGGCTTCAGATCGAATTCTAGGCCGTACCGCGACGCCCTCTGTTTGGCTAGGCCGAGAAGGTATCTCGCCGGGTTTGCGGTCCGGTATGTCTTTAGCCAGGCGGCCTTCTCTTGGCCGGTCTTAATCTAGATCTAGCGCCATTTGCCGCTCCGGAGGAGCAGGCCGATGACGCCGTAGTTTGCGAGATCGGACCAGGAATCGACGATAGGTTCGTTCGATGCGGCAGGTTCGCCCTTCATCTCCTTGGTGAGGAGATTCCGGATGCGACTGACCTTGTCCTGGGTGCGGACCATGACACCCAACTCGCCGTTCAGACTGATGTTGCTGCTTCCGTAGTCCCGCTGCTTATGATCCATAAGCAAGGCGAGGGGAAGAATGGCGCGGAGGTATTCGCGTCCCATTTCAGTCTGTAGGCCGAGATCAGCGTGGAGCTTATCGGCCAGGGCGTCGGTATCAATGTTGGGCATTGCGAGATCATCCTCCCACAACACCCAACATTCGTCAACTGATTCGTTACTTCTTGGGTTTTTCTACGCCAGTCAGACCCTCCAGGATGGCGTCGCTGAAGTCCCGGTCGCGCATGAGGTAGTTAGCCCCAGCACCTAGCACAGGATTAACCGCAGAAGCACCACCAACAACGACAGGATTAAGACCAGTACGCTGTACCGACTTCAAAGCGTTGTAGTTAGCGCGGTCGGAGTCTCCGCCCTTTTCGAGGGCAGTTCCGGCAGCGACAAGGGCTTTGCCAGCCGCTTCGGGAATCGGCCCCATCGGCAATTGCTTGCGAACCAAGATGCGTGACAGGTATTCAAACTTCTTGCCGAACATACCGGCGTAAGAAGCGGCGTCCAAGACTTGGATTTCCGGATCTTTTTCCATCCATTCGTCTCCGGAGTCGGATGGGAAGATGGAAGCCACAAGCATCTTCGTAGCCATAGATGCGATGACGGTCATCGAACCGCCAGCGACAAGAGGCATCAAGTACCTCACGCGGTCGAGAGCGGTAATCTGTTCGGCAGGAGTAGAGCGTTTGAAAGCACCAAGCGCGCTGTCGTACATACGATCCTTCACCAACTGTGAGTAGGCGTAGGAGTAGTTCATCAACTGCATCAGCATCTTGCCCCAGATGCTGTCAGAGCCTTCGGTCTTCATCGACGCATCGGTGCTGATTGCAAGGCCGGTGCTAGTACGCTGAAGCGCCTGGCGATACATGGCAGCCTCTCGGCTGTTGCCCATAACCGCAGCTTCATAGTCGGCATCGTTCATTCCTTGCAGGGATGCGACGAAAGCAGCGAAAGCGGCGTGATCTGCGTCAGCGACGCCGATTTCCCTCATCATCGCGCGAGCCGAAGTCTCTCCGGATTCGCTGACACCTGGGATCATGCTGAAAACTTTCTGCAACGGCGAGTTTCCGTTGAAAGTGCGGGCTACGTTGAGAAGATGTCCTCTGGCGATAGCCATCGAGGTGATGACTTTCGCACGTTCAGACTGCTCCATTAGGTTTGCCTTCAGCACTC